TGTAATCGTTTAAGTTGGTGGCTTGGATTTGGATGTCATGCTGATTCATCAATCACCCTCTCTATCGCTTCCTTCAGGTCGTCCAGAGCTTCCTTTGCGCTGGTCACGGACTCATCTAGTATCAACTGGCTTGCTGGCCCACCTAGAGCCTCCTGTATTGCCTTGGATTCGTCACCCTTGCACATGTCTCCGGAATCTACCCACTCTACGTCATGCATTGCCTGCGCAACATTACGAAGCAGTCTGGCGAAGGCCTTGCGCTCGTTACTTCCGCTGTGGCTCAGTTGGTCTGCCATATCAGCAACTTTGCAATATGCGTAATCGTATGATCCTCCACTCATGTCTCACTCCTGACTTTGATGGCGATAAGATCGCCTGGTATGCGCTCACCGGATTCAAGCTGCTTGTCAGTGGCCCATGCGTGACCATTCATACCTGTATCAAATTGGACCGGGTAATGGATGTACGCCTTGTTTGGGTCTTGAGCATAAAAATACCCAACAAGCCGACCTGAGTTTATCCAAGTGTATAGCCAACGGTCGTTAAAGATCATCCTGCCGTCCTCATCTTCCTCTCGCTCTATACGCTCATACTGTGGCTGTAGCTGGGCGTGGTAGGCTTCTAGCCAGCGTTGGGCATTGGATAGGATGGTAGGGTCTTTTTTAGAAGTTAACTCTTGCCCCAACTCACCCCAACCGTTTTTTGTACAAGCTAATCCACCATGGTGCGATCTGTTTCCTGGACAGCAACTACAAGTAATGCTAATACCTTGACAGCGACCCTTTTGATTGATAATCTTCTCACACTCTTCAGCCATCCTCTTAGCCAGCTCCTTGTCTTCCGGTATCACGATCTTGAATTCTTTGGGCTTTGGTTCTTCTATGGTCCAACACCCTAGCTTGTCCTCACTGATTAGCACTGGCGATCTATCATACGTCCAAAGAAAGTCGTCTCGATTCCATATCGCATATAATGCATCTCCATACTCATCTAACCAAAACACCTCTTTATCTGCCTTTGCCGCTTCTATTGCCTCTAGTAGATTACTCATACCAACACCTCACCTTTCCGATGCCGCACACAATGGCAGCTCGCACAAATCTCCACAACGTAACAGCCATGCTTACATTTCCATGGTTGAAATCCCTTGCCGCAACGCTTACACACTTTCGTCTTGCTCCGGCACTTCTTACACATCCCGTTGATCAAGATCTCTGCACGCCCGACTGATCGGTTCTTCTGTCCGTTGTCTGGGCAGTATGGGCACAGATCGTCAACGTAGAGTGGAGTACATTTGGCACACCGCGGCTTCTTGTTGCCCTTACGCAGCTTACCGTTGCATGACGTGCATCTTCGCGATCCTGCTGGCACTGTGAGGGCTGTGAGTCGATCCTTCAGCGTCTTGATGCGTCTGTAGTCAGCGTCGTCTCTGCTCAGCAGCTCAGCCTTGATGTTGGCGATCTCTTGAGCGTCACACTCGTCTTCGTAGTCTAGGTCTGAGTGGTCGGGTTTAATCATTGGATGTGACCTTGAACCGGATCGCTTTGCAAATCTCTTTAGTGCGACCTTCTAGTGCGCTGTGGTATAGCAGACCCGTTTCATCTCTCCACATAACGCCTGATCCGAATAACTTTTCACCAAGAGCGGTTTTCCACACGTAGCCTACGAACAGACTGTGAGATGCAGCCCCATCAAGAAAGATAGATTTAGCCTTTCCGTAAGAACAAGACCACATGTCGCATGATAGCTCCGGAACCACATCAACATACTCAGGCTTAGGCTCATCCCACGGCTCGACGATCTCGAAGTCCGGGTTGCTGTGATACGCCGTGCCGTCTACATTCCATGCGGTGTATTTTCTTTCTTCGGACACGATCACGTAGCCAATTATCGGATACGTCTTTGATCCGACGTTGGTGGAAAGAACTATCGCCTGGTAGCCCTCCCTGGTTCTGTAAATTCCAACTTCAATCTTCATTGGTTTCCTCTCGTAAAATGACCCAGGGCAGGGGCCGAAGCCTTAGTCCAGCCCTGGGTCTCCTAGATGTTCTCAGTTTGCGCCACTCGGATGGCTGACCGGGTGCCTTCGACCCGCGCCTGTCCGTTCGCCCACAAAGGGGCATCTATGGGAAGTTAGGAGGGCATCGTCTACGTCCGAGCGTTTTGCCGCGCCCTCTGCGGCAGTACATTTCAAATAGATCCCAAAGACAAGTAGCGCAAGCAGGAATGGTGTTACTGTTATGATCTCAATCATGCTTGCCTTTCGTTAAAGCATCCCCCACCACGCGGTTTTTATCTGTCGTACTCCATCCAAGGAGTCTTGATAGTATTGCTCTGCGCGTTGGTGGGGGATGGTGGTTAACCTTCCTCTGTCGTATCGGCTTCTTCCTCGGTCTCAACAGTGGTGACCTCTTCCGCTTCACCAGAGTCAAAGTCCATGGACGTCTGAAGCTCGTCAGCGTTAAGCTCACGCGACTCAACTACCTCGCCGGTATCCATGCGCACAAGCGTCACGAGATCGTTGTCGTAATCAAACGTCTGTTCGACCTTGACATCTTTCATCTCATGCTTGTCGCGCAGCAACCGACCATACTTATTGATGTCCGTCTCAGCCTTCGTGATGTCGTTCTTGAACTGCTCCTTAACACACTTGAACGAATCCTCAAGGGCGCCGAGATCAGCCTGTCTGCGGCCAAGCTTTTCGCCGGTCTCCAGCAGGTCTTTTTCGGTCAACTCTACGCGCAGCCACTTATCGTACTTGCGCACCTTCGTCTTCTTCGTTACCTCTGTCATCACATCTCCTTCTTCTAAAAGTTACACGCTAAAAGGGAACTCCCCCTTCTCCAAGTCCATCTCCATCACCACCGGCAGGAGCCTCATTACGCTCAGCCGGCGCACTACTACGATCGTTACCCGGAAGGAACGTGAAGCCTCTTGCGCTGATCTTAATCTTGGTGCGCTTCTTACCGGTCTCACGATCTTCCCACTCATCTTGCTCAAGCTCACCCACAACACAGATGCCGGTGCCCTTGCGAACCATGTCTCCAACGATCTCTGCAGTCTTGCCCCAGAATGTCACAGGGATGAATACCACTGTCTCCTTGCCGCTGAACTTCTTGTTGATTGCCACCGTCGCGTCACACACGGCTTTGCCACTGGGAATGTATCTCAGCTCTGGATCTCTGATCACCGTTCCCATGATTGTTATGTTACTCATTCCTTGCATGTTGCTTTCTCCTTTGCCAATCTCAAACAATCGTCAAGTATGTCGCTCTCTTTATCTTTCTTCTTTTTACACTCGGGGCATATGCCGTGTGACGCATGACCCCATTCGTCGAGCGTGAATCCATGCTTATCCTCACGCTCCTCAACCTTGACCATCTTGCACCAACTACATACGGTAATCCAAAGCATGAAATCCCCCCTCAAGATGTGGCGCTGGCCGGCGAATTTGGCGTTCGGGAAAATGGCCAGCGCCACGGAATCCACCCCCTTTGGTGGTTAAGCTTTATGGCAAATGACGGCCATGGCTTCAAGGTCTGTGCTGATCGTATCCATGATGGCAGAAAGGTCGCTATCTTTGAGGTCCGGAATTTGCATGATAGTGTCGCCAATGAGAATAGCGAACGCCCTCATCTTCTCACGATCAGGCTTCAACGCTTCTTGTCGTTCGGCATCGGCCTCCTCATCAGCCTTACGCTGCTTCTCAACCTCAACCTTGCGAGCTTCACGATCCTCAGCCTCTTTCTTGTCGAGCTCTATCTGCTCATCTGCTTCAATCTTAGCCTGCTTGTCGGCCTCCAGTTCGGCCTTCTCATCGTCGAGGGCTTTGCGGTCGGCATCGAGCTTGTCCTGCGCCTCCCTCTGCTCTGCTTCACGCTTGGCATCCTCCTCGTCCCGAACTCTCAACTTGGCGTCCAGCTCGGCACGATCCTTCTTGAGCTGCTCCTGTTCGTCCTCGAACTTCTTGCGTTCTTCGAGCCTGGCTTCGAGTGCGACCTGGCCATCACGTAATGAGATCTGAGCTGCCGGAACGAACTCTTGGAATAGCTCATCGCTAATATCGATTGTTGCGAATAGATCACAGGCATCTTCGATCTCTGCTACCGTTGAACCTTCCTTAACGATAGAAGCTTCACGGATGGCTCTCAGGCGATCCTGGATCTCTTCAACCCGCTTACGCTCAGCCTCTTCCTTCTCAGCCTTGACGCGAGCCTTCTCGTCATCAACAGCCTGCTTGCGCTCCTTGAGTGGATCCTCAATAGCCTTCAGCTCTGTGGTGATACGGTTGGCCTCTACCTGAACCAAGCGACCCCATGCCAACGCATCGGCCTTCAACTCTTTGCGATGCTTGTCAACACCAACGCGCCAGCCACGCAACTCTGCGATAGCCTTCTTCACCACATCGTAACTCTTGGTGTCTGTGATCTCCAGGTCAGCCAGGCGCGTCTTCATCTCTGCAATCATTCCGTCTGTTACTGAGTACTCTACCACTTGGGTTGTTTCTTCTGCTTCTGTCACTTCGTTCTCCTTCTTCAAAAGAGCTCGCAGCCGGCAGGTTCCAGCCAACCTGATAGGACGTCCTGGTGTAGCTATTACGTGTGTTACCACGCCTCGGCTGCGAGCAAAAAACTATCCATTGGCCTTAATATAAATGTCCTTCGCATTCTCCCAAGCCGCAGCGTCATCAGCAGACACGTCCTTGCGGGTAAGCGTCATCAGCGATGCCATGCCAGCTTCTTCCAGTGCAGCGTCAACAGCGTCAGGGGCCTTGTCGTAGAGCTTGGCAAACATGTCGTAGATGTCTGTGGGTGGCGCAACGACGTCTGGCTCTGGCTTCGACTTCGGTGGCTTCTTCTCGCTGAAGTCGTGCTCGCCGGCATCCAGTGGGCTGGTATCAATCACCGATGCGCTAACGTCAAGCATCTCCGCACGATCATCTGCCTGCAATGCGATGTTGATAGAGCTGGACTTGGGCAGCATCTTCATGAGTCGCTTGATTGCCGACTTCACCCACATCTCAGCTTCCCATTGCTTCCAAGGACTGCTACTGCTTGACGCACTCTTGCTTGACTTCTTGATAGCCTCAACATCAACGCGAGACAGCACCTTGTAGATCTTCTCGCTGGAGCCCTTGATCTTAGCCCACGCATAAGCATGAGTAAGCTTGCCGCGAGCAGTCTCGGTCGGGATATGGCGAACGGTATTGTTGCCGAGGTCATACGCGAAATCATCGTTCTCGTACACCGCATGAGCATTGATGGCCTCAATCAATCCGGATCGGTACGCCAGCTCAATCAAGCCCTGATAGCCGGGGATGAATGTAGCCTCCTTGCCATACGGGATCAGCCAGCACTGGCCGTTGACCCCAGGCTCCAAGCCAAGCTGTGATGCAGTAATGATTGCACCCGCCAGACTCTTCTGGTCACACTGCATGAGCTTCGGGTTCTTACGGCACTCGGTCAGCACGATTCTCATCATGCGATCGGCAGTAAGATGTTTCGGTAGAGCGTTCTGCATCGCCGGCTTTAAGCTTTCGATGAGAGTCATTACTTTGTCCTTTTTTGCCACTGCGTTACCTGCCATTTAGATCTCCTTCTATATGTGAGTTAAACGATCTCTACTTGAACGTAAACGTAACCACCCCGGAGCGGTCGCCAGAGGGTGGCCATCTTGTCGTATAAGAACTCGTGGTCCTCATCAGATGTATATGCCCAGTTTGGGCTAAGCCATTCGTTGTCGCTAAGATGGACCCGAACGCTATTCTTCATCGGTTTGCGAGAGCACCACACCCTGATCTTTGAGCATCGAGGCACTTCAAAATGCTTGTCGATAAACTCATCACAAATGTATGGCCCATCCTTAGCAAGCCACTCATCGTAGGCGCTACGCAGAACCGGTGTTGATACAGGCTTCATTTAGATCTCCTTTTGGCCACAAGTAGATCTCCTTTTGGCCACAAGTTTACGAATAGTTTTAGTAGTTACCGCCCCTGCTTCCTCAAGCTGCTCCATAACAACCTTGCACATGGCTGCACCCTGTCTCGGTGGCGCGATGTCTTTGACGGCGGTCATCAGCTTAGTCTTGCCAACGGTGACGATCTCGTTGATTGTATCCATTGATAGGTGCTGCTGCAGGACATCAAGGTTGAGAGCGATTGTCTTGCGTTCCTCTTCCTTGAAGCCGAGCACCCTGCCGTCTCCGATGGACATAGGGCCGTTGGTTTCAACCAAGTTACGCACAGCCTTGTCGAAGTCCTTGCAGATCTTCTCGACCATCTTGAACCGAGGGTACGTGCTCATAACAAGAGCTGGCGTGATCTCCTGACCTTCCTTCTGGCCGATCGCCAGCATGCCCTCAACGGATGTTCTTGTCAGTGATGTCTGAGCTTCGCATTCGTAGCGCAGGTTGCAGTTTACACACACTTCGCCGGGATGGTACTCGCTGGATGATGCGGCTTCAATCAAACGCTTCTCGAAGTCGGCAAGCACTGCCAGCGATACATCTTTAACAGGCGCCCGGTTATCCCTCAGCCATGCAGTAACGATCTTGAACGACTGCGCCTCTGGATACTTCCAGCTCAGCAGGTATGCGTATGCAAGGAGCTGATCGCTGTAGTCACCCTCTACACGCCCACTCTTCCAGTCAATGACCACGAGGGTATCTGGTTCGTTAGCATACCATCCGGCAATATCCATGTGACCAGTGAGCTCGTAGTCGGTGTCAGGGATCATTACCTTATGCTCGGTCTCGATCTCTAACACATCAAGAAGTGGTTCATATGTATCCCACAACTTGCGACCGATATAGTAAAGTATTCTAAGGTCTTTCGGCTCAACGTCAGGCCAGTTATCACACGCCCTCTCGATGTCCCACTCATGCGAGCCGTCCACGTCACTTGACAGAACTGCATGTATCGCGCTACCAATGTGCGCCGGCTTCTCGTCAGTCCGTATCGGAACCTTCGCCGGGAACTTGCTCGCATTGCACTGCATGATCCCCGGTACTGCACTCGCTCTGATTGTCTTCGTCATTTGCTTCCTCTTCTTCTGCGTAAGCCAACTTCCACGTCAAGCGATACCAGTAGTAATACATGTCCTTACCGCATCGCTTGCAGTACTCTGCTTCAAACTCAATCGCCCCTCTGCACATTGGGCATTCGTACATTAATTTACCAGCCATAAGCGTGTGCGAGCTCCATCAATCCCCAGAGGCCGGTAATGGCAGCAGCAATGGCCAGAGGGATCCACCATGGGCCTTCGACGCGCTGAGCCTTGGAGTGCCAACGTGAGCAATCCGTGATCGCTTGTTGGGCTTTGTATTCGTCAGTTTGTTTGGACATTTGATCTCCTCACGCAGAAGAAATTATTGCTTTACCATCCCATAGCATCATTGTACGCATGCTCTGCTTGCTCTTCAGCATATCCGCGCTGAGCGTCCCTAATGTCACGCATCTGTTCGCGAAACTCTTCATTGCTGATGGTGCCGTCTTCCAAATCCTGCTCTAGTGATTCTACCTCGCGGTCTAAATTGTCCACACCTTCTCCTTCAATGGAAGCGCCCACCCCGACCGACCATAGCCAGGGTGAACCCGATCCACCGGTGAACTATCGGTGGTGTATGAAACTCAAAAGTTGTTGGGGGTTAAGACTGCTGCCCCACCTGTTCACCGTACAATCATCTTGCTTCTTGGTCGTGATTGCTGAAGGTGATATTGACGCAGAATCTCAAATAGTCAAGAAGTGTTTGAGAAGTTTCTGAAAATAGTTTCAGATCGCACTCTGGATGGTCGAGGATCAGCCTTGGTCAAAGCGACCGATTCTGAGCACCTCCTTGTATTGGTTGTCCAGAATGCCGCGCTTGTGAGCTACCCATGAGAGGAGGATCAGCATGGCTACTGCGCCAATACCGGTGTAGAGGCAATAGTTTTTCCACACACCGATCTCCTTCTGGGCCATTACAGACTTCTTGATAGCAACCTCACCCCGCGCACGCTCAAGATCCGCCATGCCCCTCATGCGCAGCGTATCAGCCTGTGCTGAGGCCAGGGCGGTGATATTCCCACCCTTGGTCTGATTATTGAAGGTATATACCCCGCTCATCTCATCTTTGCGGAGGTTGGCCTCTTGCTTGCCGGAGGCGTTGAAACCCCAGCAGCCGGGCAAAAGGAGCAGTACAACAAGGGTAATCAGCGTCATCTTCATCGGTTAGCCTTTCTGTTGGCCTTCAATAGGAGTTGCTCTACTCTGGGTTCGAGTCGTTCTCGTGTTCTGGTAGCGGTGCTGAGAGCTCGCTGAACAGCCAGGTTTCGTTCCTGTGACGTTTTGGCGGCTGACGTGGCTCGTAGCTGGTCGTAGAAAGAGCGTGCCTCAGCGGTCCTGCTCTGTCCTGTACGGGCGAATATGTCCATTACGGCCTCTGGGTCTCTCGATCCGAAGGCTCCAGGGTCTCTCAGGAAGCCCAGAGACTTGGTTGTGGTGCGGAATGGTGTCTTATCCTCACGACCGATGTCGGATAGCCCTTGAGCCACCCTGCCGTAGTCAGAAGTGAAGCTGTTTATGACGAAATCGGTCTGCCTTGGGTCCACATTCAGCATGCTTGCCAGCCATTTACCCAGGTTCGAGGCACGTTTCGCCCCTTTTCTCAGGCTGATATGCAGGTCTTTCTCGTAATCAGGCACGATATTCTTGTCCCGGAACAGGTCTTTATTGGTCATCAGCTCGATAAACGGCTTCATTGGGCCCAGGAGCATGGCTTCATCGGTGGGGCTGAGTGACTTGGCAAGGGACGGTAGATACCCCTCAAGAGCTCTCTTGTTGCCTGTGACGCGATCTATGATCCTCTCAACACCTGTACCAAGGGCACCCTGCTCAAACGGCTTTGGCACCGTCATCCAGTGATCACCCACCTTGAAGTTCCAGAAGTTGTCCCGGCGCCATGCAGGTAGCTGACGATATTCGTCACCAGCACCCACAGAGTCGTTATACATCATCGTGCCAACAGACGGAGCGATAACGTAGGTAGCCATACGCTTGGCGAACTGCCACTTGTCTTTCATACCGGTACGGATAAGCTTGGCAGTACCCTGGAGGGCAGGATTCAGGAACGGAATCACTCGGTTAAGCTGCCTGCCCCACGATCCGGCAACAGCAAAGTCCATCAGATCTCTGGACCTGGAGGCAGCAACCCGCTCGATCTCAGCAGCAGGCATGTTCGGATGGGCCTTTCTCAGCTCATCCATGGCCCCGGTAAACTCTGCCATACGGTTCTGGGTCTCAGACTTTGAGATCAGTTCGCCCCACTTCTCCCAGTTGCCAGACAGGAAGTCACCCATTCGCTTGGGATCCATCATGATATTCTTCTTGTCGGTAGCCAGGTCGCGCATCTGACGAGTGACCATCTTGTTCCAGCCCTCGTTCACGTCGTCATACCATCCAGCTTGATCGCCACCAGCCTCAATGAATCTTGAAACCTCATCAGCATCAATCGGCTTGAAGCCAGCGAGGATGCCAGTTCCAGTGTCAGACACGATAGCCCTGTGTACACTATCCTTGATAAAGTTGCGTAGCGCGAAGCCGGGAGTCTTGGTCACAGTAGCCTTGATCAGGTTCGACGGAGCACTGAGCACCTTCATTATCGAGCCAGCAGGTTCAGCCCTGCCAATGTTCTCGATCGACCCGAGCAGGTTCTTGTCAGCGAACTGCCAGTAGGTCTTCTCACCATTAACGAATACCGGCACAGAGTCGGCTTCACCTTGACTCACTCTCTTGATGCCCATGTCGGCAAGCATATCTGGATCTACTTCGCTCACCCAACGCTGCATAACTTCATTGACATCAGCCCTGCGCTTCCAGTTGACCATGGAAGAGATAGTCTCGGTAACAGGGTTCTTAATCTGACGCTCCGATCCCTCGAATGTATGCCACAGCTTGCCACCAGCACCACTGGATCTCTGGACCTCATCATCCATGACGCGCTGGAATGGCGTGTAGTAATCACCCTTGGCAGCAGCAAGCTCGTAAGCCTCGTCATCAATCAGCCCCTTTGCGTGGACGTAATCAAGCTTGGCTCTGTTGATCTCTTGCGTGACTGCGAACGTCTTCTCTAAAGCCTCACGCTCTGGAGCACTTGCGGTATGAGTCATAAACTGACGATGGAACTCCATGTCCGTCATGCCATGGTCAGCACCAGCACCAGTCATTGTCTCGCCCCACTTGTTGACCTTCTGCATCAGCATAGCGGTAACATCTTCACCAGCCTCGGCAGCAGCCTTAAGCTCATCGACTTGGCCAGCATCGAGAATGCCACGAGTAACAAACTTGGCAGCACTGGCAGGATCATCAAGGAATGTCTGGGCAGCAACAGCCATCTCGTCAAACTCACCAATGGCTCTGCGTGAAACCGCATAGTTGTCGGCGAGCTTCATCACTCTCTCCATATCCGCATCACTGAACTTGCCCTTGGATTTCTTCAGGAAGTCGGCAATGGGTTGAGCAATGTCAGTAACCATGTTGCCGGTCTTGCCCTTGTACAGAGCCTTGCCGGTGAATGGATGCTTGAGGCCCTTGGTGATAACATGCTTCGCGTGACCGAGTAATCCGGGAAGGTTCTGCAGGAGTACATGAGCAGCAGCCCTGGAGCCGAGTACTTCAGCGCCCTTGGCAGTTTCTTTCATCAGGCTACGGATACGAGTCTGCGTATCAAACAGCGGCTCAACGATACCCGTAATGAATGCTTCCTTGCGACCCTTGGGGCTCTTTAATGTCTGGGCGAATTTAAGCAGCTTGTCAACCTTGCCAACAGGTTCAGCAATAGACTGAACGTGCTCACTGTCCAGCACCTTGTCGTAAATGTTTTTGGTCTCGTATTGGAACTTGTTCAGGGTAACACCAGTGTCAGCCTCGCGAGCAAACACATCGCCTTCACGCCACTTCGCAATGGTGCCCGACTCTGTGGATCTGCCGGTCACGCCTTCGTACATCTTGACAAAGAACTCCTTGATGCGATCGAACATGGATCTGTTCTCGCTAAGAGCATTGGCCAGGCCACTCGCAATCTTCTCTTCATCGTCACCGAATCGTGACACGAGAGACACCCATTCATTGTCTGAGAAGAGGCCCAGGCCCTTTGCAAAATGTACCATCTCGTGATCGAACGTATCCTTGGTTGCCATGAGCGATAGGTCTACCTGACCAACGCCTTTGGAATCCATGATGTAACGCCCAAGAACTTCCTCTCCGGGTCTTAAGCCCAGAGGTGCAGGTATGTCATCAATGGTTCTGACAACAGCCTTTGCGCCATTGTTCATCGTCAGGTGAGTGTTGCCGCCAACCGTGTCCACGTTCTTGATGTGAGGTGAGCCGAGTACGGACTGCAGGACTTCTACTGGGGTTCCGGTTCTGCGAGAGGTGGAGTACAGGTACGCCGCTTCATCGCCACGCCCAGCAAGCTCAAGTTGCTCTCGTGCATCGGCGAGGTCAAGTGGAGTCGCAGTCCTAAGATCAGGAAGGATGTCCGTGAGCGTGCCGCCAACCTCTTCGCTGGCCTGGAAATCAAGTGAGAGCGGTGCCTTCTTAGCCCTTGAGACCAAGCCCCTCAATTCGTTGCGAGCATATCCACTGATGGATGCCCGGATCTTGTTCATGGGATCTTTGCCTGCAATCACCACGTCGTCAGCAGTCTTGCTGGTAAGCAGGTTAGTGTAGATCTGCTGGGTAGCATCTTCCAGAGCGTCTGGATCTTTGATGTACTTGGATGCGCTTCTACGGGCAGCGTCGAGTGTCTGGTCTATGATACCCTCGTCGGTGGTCAGAAGGTCTCTGAAGGTTTGACCTGGAGCTGCTGGTGGAGTAACACCCAACGCTTTCGCTGCGGGTGTGGGCAGGGCTTTGGTGGTAGGCTGAACAAGGGAGTCGTGAATCATGCTCTCGATGCGTTTGGCTTTATCGGCCAACTCCTTCTTTAGCGAATTCTTTCCGGCCTGAGTAAGCGGCCCCTTATCCAAGTACTCCCCAAGGTCAAGATGAGGCTTACCAAGACTCTCCATGTGATTCTCGGCAACGACACGTAGTATGCGCTGCAGACGGCCCTCCCTGTCCCTCGCCAGCTTCTCGGTATACTGTGACGCGGTGTATGCGCCAAGCTCATCATCTGGCCTAATGCCATAAGCCTCGTCAAGAACCTTGCGCGACAAGGCATCCTCGATGTCTATCTTAGAGAGATTGTCTACCAGTGCGTCTGCGCTCTGGTGAAGCTCGGCCTTGCCTATAGCATCACGCTTCTTCATTAAGGCATTGACGATTGGATCATCGAAGTGGTCCTCAAACCGGCCACCCTGCTCCAATATCTCATCAATGCGATCATCCATAAGCGATTGAATTTCATCATACGACTTGCCGGCGGTGTCTGGAATTGATTGACCAGCAGTCAGTGGCCTTGCGTCGGTCGCATATTCCACTGCAGCCTCAACCCTTATCGGTTTGTCAGCGGGAGTGAGTAAGTTCTTGACAGGGTCAGGTAAGGCTTTGGATGCTGGAGCTGTTGGTGCGCCCAACTGTCTCTGCCCAGCCCCCGTAAGAGCCTCAAGCGTCGGATCAATCGTGCCGACATCCTGTGGTGCCTCAGCGAGACCTCTGCCGAAACGTTGTGGCTCTGGAGCGAGTAGCTGTCTGAGCTGATCGTCACTGGTAGCTATCGGCATATCGTCGAAGCTGAATGATTTGGTTGGCAGCGGGATGTCACCTGGATCGCCAAGCCTTGCCAGATCTACTGCTGACTCTCCAGCATTGAGACCACGCCCCGTAAGCTGAACCATTGGGTTGCGGTTGAATACTCTGCCGCGATTGAACAGTGTTGATGCTGCATCTCGCGTAGTGCGATCGGTCAGCGACTCAAGACCAGTCCTGGCTACTTGGGCAATATCCTCAGCGCCCATGCCTGCTCTTGCCAACCGTTTAGATTGACCAAGAAGACTGCGACCAGCCAAAGCACCTGGAGCGGTTGCGAAGTCCAGAACCGTCAGAGGGTCAGTACCGATCTCGCCGGCAATTAGACCAGCCTTGCCGAGACCTGTGCTTGCGAAACGCTCAGTCTCTTCAGGGCCTTGATGACGGAGAACGGTTTCGTATCCGGTCAGAGTCTCTTGGCCGAGATCGAGCGGCTTGCCCTGCAATGTCTGGAAACCAGATCGCTGTCCACGGTCAACACCGAGTAGGCCGGCAATGCCACGTAGGGATGGGTCAACGTTAAGCTGGCTCTCAGGACTGAAGTCGAAGTCGCTGGCCATTGATCCTTCTCTGGATAGCCCAACAGCGTTGAGTCCAGGCATGATCAGATTATTGAACGCAAGGTTGCCGAGCCTGCTTGTGGCCGTTAGCGGAGCAAGAGCCGTCTGTAAGAATCCAGGGTCACGATCGGCCCCGGACATCTCTGCAACCATACTATCAAAGATCTCTCCCATTAGAACAATCCTCCAATACCTGGAGCACTCCTCAGGTCTGAATACAGCTCACCTTGAATGCTCTTGCGCTTGAATGCTAGTGACCTAAGTCTCTGAATCTCGTCCTGGGTTGCAACGCCTTCTTGAATCTTCCGCTCAATCTTGCTGATCTCATCACCGAACTGCCTGTCGAAACGATACTCGGAAGCCACAGTGCTTGGACTCGTGAGGAACCTTCCTGCAGTACCGAGAAGACTTGGGTTAACAGTCGGTTGCCTGCCAATCGCAGTTCTTACTGCTTGGGCACCTGACCCCTGAACACCAGAGATGGACTCAAGTCTACGAGCAGCATCCCTGACAACCTGGCTTGACTGAGTGCCTCCTGCTGCAAGAGCCGAGGTGATATCCTGCTGAGTGTTCTGCTGAAGGTCGGCAAGCTTGATTCGGTCAGCCAAGCTCGTGGCCTTAACCTGTCGTGGTGCAAGATTGCGTGCAGCCTGCGGGAACATGGCATTGAATGCAGGATCTCTGCCTATGCCGGGATCGCTTAGATTGAAGTTCTCGCTCAAGAAGCCCTGTGTTGCCGCAAGACGATTCTGCGGAAGCCCTGCCTCAAACTGCCTCTCAGACAAACCCAACCGATCACGACTGAGATTGTTCTGAAGACTACGCTGCACAATATCCTGCTGCCGGTAATCACCCTGCCGAGCAAACAAACGATCACGCTGAGCAAGATCCTGTTGACGGAAGTCACCCTGGCGAGCAAACTGCTGCTGACGAAGAGACATGTTCGCATTGAACTGACGATCCTGCTGAGACATCTGCTGACCACGCCAATAGTTCTGCTGGTTCTGGTTGGCAACAAAGTTAGCCTGGTCCTGCTGATCATTGGCAAGCCGTAGCGAGTTAGCAAAGTTCTGCTGACCTTGAGCATCACGCCTCTGTATGCCCTGCAGATTGCCACGTAAGCGACCGCTGAGACCAGCAATGTTTCCGGCAAGTGCTCCAAATCCTGTTGGCATTTCTATCTCCCTTACTGTAGCTGACCGATGCTCTGGCCGATTTGTCCGAATGGTTGCTGTAACTGCTGACCTTGAGCAAGTTGCTGTAGCGGATTGAACGATCCAAGGAACCCTGCATACGCACGTCCGAGGTTCTGTCGCTGACCAGACAGGTTGGCTAACTGATTGATTGCCTGCCCACGGTTCTGAGCCTCAAACTGAGCGGCGTTGATGTCAATGCCGGATAGGGTCGAGTTGGCCTCTTGTCCAGAACGACCGCGAATCATACTCATCAAGTGCTCACGAGATGCACCAGATACTCCCCTGCCGGCAAGACCCCACCGAGCATTGTTCAGAGCAGCACCTTGATTGGCGGCATTACGCTGTAGAGCTTGACTCTTCATCTGACGGATAGCATTGGGATCCATGCCCGGATTCTCTGCCTGCTGCATCGCCAAGCTTTGAGTCTTACGAGTCAGCGGATCGTTGAACATACCCTGAAGAGTCTTTGCGCCAGTCTGGAAGTTCTGCTGCATCTGACCCATGGCCTGATCAATGAACCCACCCATCTGCTGATTCTGACGAGAGGCAACACCTTGAGCGAACTGAGCACGCTGTTGGCCTTGAGCACGATTCTGGAACTGCATCATCTGCTGGTTCTGAATCAAGTTCTGAAGCGGCTGCAAGAAGTTCTGAAGCGGCACCTGGAAGCCAGATAGATTCTGACGAGGGTCTCCAGTCTGCTGTACTGACTGAGGTCCGGATGTTCCGGCCTGTCGAGCAGATCCGCTTTGCGCCTTGGGCGATGGAGGCCGTCTGTACGCAGGTTGAATCTGTCCCTGTCTCTGACCGCCAGCACCGAATGCAAATGGTGAGGCTGCTGCGAATGCGCTTAGTCCTGCTGTGAATGGTGGCATGTTATTCTCCTGTCTATGTGTATGGTCCGGTTGGAACGGGGAAGGTCGTGTCCGTGTTTGCTGCTACGCCCTTTAGGACTCTTAATTCATCTATCCAGCCATTGAGATAGTAAGTCGAAGAAGATCTCATTATTCCTATATCCAAAGGTTGTCCACCATCCTCAAGCGCCCCTGAAATAGACGAAGCCGAACCTATCTCTGAGCCATCTATAAACGCTCTCAGGAAATCTCCGTCCCTCACCAAAGCTACGTGATACCATGTGTCAACAACTGGAGACCATGACCAAGAGTGCTGCTTGGTCCCGCCAGCACCAGTATCGGTAAATACGCCTAACGCCGAAGCTCCGTCTGCATAAACGAGATTAAACGACACGTCATAAGGGCTGGCCTGGAACTGAGAGACAAAAGGGTTCTGGTCAGCAAAAGAGTTAAATCTAGCCATAAGCTCAATAGTGAACTCGCCACTTCCGAATTGCCAGTCCGGGCTGTCGATAACGTCAACATAGTCAGAATTACCGTCAAGCAATAGTGAAGCTCCACCAAAGACACTCTGCGCAGTGTCGATCTGGGCGGTGCCGTTTGCTACGGGAGAATGTCTTCCAGTGGCATCCGTAATAGTGGTGGACTCATCTGCACCGTCACAATGCAGAAGGAGTACCGACCCCACGCCACCGGGAGGTGTATCGTCAGCAAAGTGCTTCCTGCGATGTTTAAGTATATGATTCATTTTACCATTCACTCACTACGTTAGTCTTCTTGTATTGAACAAGAACGCCAAACAGCCAGGCGTCTTCCGCCATGTCATCAGTTCCATCAGTGTTGCGATAGACCTCGAAAGGTATTAGATCATCAAGAGCCGGAGTGCCACCAACAGTCAGGGCAGCAGTTGCCGCCGTGAGCTGTAAGTCAGCGCCGTCATTAGCGAGCACCGCGTCACTTACGGTCACAGGTGTACCCAATGCAGCATCAATGGCGTCGTCGTCACTCAGAGCACCAGCCTTGATCCCCCACTCAACCGTATCGGCTATGCTTGAGCCAGTCGCAGAGCTCCAGAAGAACTTGACCTTAACCGTGCTGCGATCCCAACTCTCAGGCATCACCAGCTTGAACTGTGCTCGCTCCTCGGTAGCACCAGTATCGAACGCTAAGTAATCCACGTCGATATCGTTGGTGCCGTATTCATTGGTTCCGGCCTCAGCCCCATCGGTAGTGCAGGGAATCATTGCCGCAGCGTCAACATAGAGCGTATCGTAAGATGCTGCCACACCGGTTGCTGCCCCATCGAATGCGAGATACCAACCGGCTTGGGAATCGTAAACAAGTGTCTGTCCGGCATCGAGTGACTGCTTGACCAGAATACGCTCAGTCGCGCTCGCATCAGTCTTCACAGTAACGTCGTGTGTCGCAGAGTCAGCGTTATAGATACTCACGTACCGGACAAGCCTTTGGCCTGCAGCAGGAGCCGCTACCATGTCCACGTCAGTCGTGTCGTTGGTAACTCCATTGTTCTGCCCAACAACATCGGCAGTGGTGTCAATATACGACGCAACGAAGTCCATCTCGGTTGCTGCTGCATCACCAAGGACTACCTGTAACTTGGTGGTGGTTGGTAATACAATCATGTTATGCTCCAAACCATAAGCGTGCGCGGGTCATGTCACCTTCGCCAAGCGTAACATCTCTATCAGGCATGGTGATCGTTCGTGTCTCTCCGGTGGAGACTGTTGACGCCTCGAATGCAATCGACTTCGTTGAGTCGGTGTTGTCATTTATCCTGAACAGAGAGTCGCTGAACTCTGAGACAGTACCGCCAACAGCCCCGCCACTTGCGGTAGTAGGGGTGATCCCACGAAGGTCAACTGTTGAGTAATACACCCATGACCCGCCAGTCTTTCTAAAGGTGAGCCTTGCGACCAGGAATCCCGTTGAGGACTCTTTACTGAACGCCCTTGGTATGGAGAATTCGTCGTAGCCGCTGGAGTCTGTTACCGCACCAGCCAGGGTGTTATAGGTTCCGTTCGGCAAGTTGACTAGTAAGGGAGCATACTCGCCGCCCTTGTTCGCCACCTCTATCAGAGTAATGTTAAAATACTTATTGTTGAGAGTCCCGCCTGCCGCGTCATCAACTACGTCATAAAGGTTCTGCGTCTGAAAGTATGGAGTCGTGTCATGGTTGATGACGTGGATATCTCCGGCTACGGCTGTATTCTTGGCAGCAATAATCTGCTGGTGCATTTGATACACTACGCCCGCTCCAGTCTGGACAGTCACGACCCCTGCCGAGCTTGTCGTATAGTCATCGCCACCCTCGCCAGCAATGCCGCTAAACCACAAGGCACCGTCTCTGCGAATGCGCTCCGTAATATGTGCCAGATGCCCGAGGCTGTTATGGTACAGAGGGTCATTCCAGTTCTGGTTAACCAAGGCACCGTCAGCCGCAACATAAGCAGCAGTCTGAACGAGGAAGTATGAGACCTTGATATGCTCCTCGGTAGGCCATTGGGTCTCGCTATTAGTCAATGCCTTCGTGCTGATCGGGACGTATACGAAGTTCTCTTGGGGTACGGTAGCCGTGCCTGCTGACAACTCAATACTGCAGATCGGATCGGTGCAGTCCAGCGTGAACTCGCCGGTAGAGAACTGCATCGTCAGATCGCCAGTGCCGCCACGCTCAAGAGTCATTGTGATCGTAGCGCCATCGGAAGTCACGAGAGCATCGAAGCCCTCCCTAAACGTACCGGAGAAGAACCCTGCAAGATCCTCGCCGCGACCGTTACGGATGTTGACATCGAGCATCCCCTCAGTCGCATGCTTCACCAAGATCGTTCCGACTCTGATGATCCAGTTAGGAATGGTTGGTGGCGTGACCGTCAGTTGACCGTCGATGATATCAAGATATACGACATCATTGACCTCTCCGAACGTGGTGTCAAAATCCCGCACGACGCCCATAGTTGTGTACGCACCGCGAGCATCCTCAGCAACATCATTGGTACAGATTGCGATAGTGTTTCTTGCCGACAGGATAGCGGCATTGGCCAGCATGACCTCCGGAATGCCATCGGTTGCGCCGCTAAGGTAAACCGCCAAGCCGTTGTCGATCTGCTCGCCCTGCTTATTGCGAGGACGCTCTGCCAGCACTAGCTCTTGACCTAGCTGGGTCGAGCCGCCATCCGGTCTGCCCATGTCGGTAGTTCCAGAATCGGCATTCCAGGCAAGCTCACCAACCCCCACATCGACGCCTGCGGTAAGATTGAAGTTAATCTTGTCTATCTCGGTATCACCGGTTACGAGACCTTCGAGAACAGTAATCTGTGCCGCACTCGCAAGGCCTTCTAGGGAATTCGTTGCAAGCCGAATTGGATCTGACCCGCCATCATAGTGTGTGGAGGCATGAGTCGTTGACGACTTCTTGGATAGCCCACCAGCAACGGCGCCAGCAGGTTCATTGAGTCCGGACCACGTTTCGTTCATCCATCTCTCGATGATCGCCGCGTCAGTATCTTTACCTCTGTATTGAAAACCCTTACCCACTGGTAATGTTCTCCCCGCGTCCGTGACTGAGTGCGTGAATCTTCATGCCGTTGAATCTGAGCCGCACGTTCTGCTTCTTGCAGCTAATCTTCTGCTGATACCAATGGCCACGGCAATCAACCGGGATGTGAATTCGCTCGGTGTCGCTGCCGATGTAGAGAGTCTGCCAATCAAGACTGTCTGTGCGATACTTGAACTCGATCGCGCTGTCGTTGCCGTCAATGTTTGCTGCGGTCACGAGTGATACTGGTGAGGTAGTGTCTCCATACGTCCCGCCAGCGTTATAGGCATCAACCGTGAAGGTGTATTGCCTACCTTGAGATAGATTGGTCAGCGTGTTGGTGCCAGACACAACGGCCTGAGATGTAGATACGCCAGTGTCAACGCGATAGATGTTCAGCACGCCGCTGTCGAAGTTCTCGCCAGGGGTATACCTGAGACTTAGGTTGTCAGGCCAATTGCTCTCAATCGAAAGCGTACCGGCAGCAGCAGAGCCAGGGACCACAAGTATTGGTGCCACGGCAGTAGAGCCTGCAACCGATATCAGCTTGCCGGTTTCAACAGCGTAAGGCGTATACGTCTGCCCTGCAGTAAGGTTGCAAGTCGTTGCGCTACCAACATCGGCATCAATGATCGCGATCTCTACGCCGGCTGCATTGCGAATGGGTATGATAGTTCCGGCAGGAGCGGTTGCAGAGATCGTCCAGTTTACTCCATCGCCAGAATCAGCGATTGCGAATCCGGTTGGGGCTGCAGATACCTCGCCGGTATACGTTCCAGTCAGTGAGCTTGAGGCGCCAAAGGTAACGCTGTCTTGAACCTCTGCGGTCGTGGCTTCGTGGTATGTTCCTTGCACGTTGTCTACGGTGTCATCTTCGGTTACGTTGCCAACGGCTGGGAAGTCTGGGGAATACGTTCCGGTCTTGCTTGCGTTCTGGATTAGGTAGCCAGTGCTGTCGAGAACATTTGCCTCGCCTGGATCTGTGTTGCGTGCTGCCTCGTCGAAGGTTCCTTGCACGTCATTAACCGTGTCGATCGTTAGGACGTTTTCTACTTCTGGGAAATCCGGTACACCAAAACCGGTATACGCTCCAACGTTTCCAACGCCATCAAGAGCTGCACCGGCACCAGCAGCAGTAGTCAGCAAATGAAGGTCTGTTGGGGGATTGACATAATCCGTTTCCGGTCCACCTGTATCTGCTGTAATTTCGCCGGATATAGGGAAGTCACTTAATCCTGTACGCGGTGTCGTGTTGTCTCGCGTCCTATTATTTACCTCTACAACCGAATTATTGGCCGTGGCCACATATGCACTATCAATAAACTTGCTGCAATCGGTGATATGGTTATTAATAACCAACACAACAAAAGAACCCGTGGGATTGTTCCCTAGCTTAATGGCTGTGTCTGCATCATGTATCGTATTGCCGTAGAATAAGTTGCCGTCAAAACCGTTGTTTTGAATATTAATTGCGATTTGTCCTGACGGCATGTAAAACACATTATCAATGAAAGTCCCACCTAAGCCATATGACACTGCTCCATTGGCATTTGGCCTGAACTGGCACCCAATAAACCGAGGTTCATTGTCAGAGTCAAACATGATACCGTGAGATGCGCCAGAGCATTCAAGATCACAATTAATGAAATCGTGGTAGTTATCACCTATGGCGCAACGTGCAGAAGCGTTATTCAGCGTATTAACAAAAGAGCAATGAATATACCCAACAACGTCAACACCCCCATTACCTACTAGGTGGGATGCCAGCGCTCCTTCAAAACTTAATGATTCAAGTTGAGTGTAGATAAGTGGGTTGAAAATCCCGGTAAGTGTGATGACTGGGTAATTCGTTAGGTCGAGTTTGCCTGTGCCGTCTACTCTTGCGCCTACCAAATCACCTATGGTGGCGTTGTACCCGCGCAACCTACCGCACCCCTGGCTAGTCCCTGCTAAGCCCACTGTGACCGCGCCGGAAGAGTATGCGCCCTTCAAGACGTTGACCGATATACTCGGTCCCATAGCGGCAACACCTTCAGCGAAGGTAAACGGGTCACCTTCCGACCCTACACCACCACCACCTGCGTCATCTGCAACATAGTATTCTGTAAAAGCCATTAGTCAATCCTTACGGCCCTGACGCAAGCGGCCTGAACGGTATCGAGAACACCAGCGGTTTCCATCTGGGAAATGAATGATGCCAGCTCAGCAAGCTCTGCGTAGAGAACGGCGCCTGATACACCAGCGGTTCCCTCGGAGGCTCTGTCATCATAAACGGTGGCGTCGTTTGGTATCTGTGCGTTCATGCCAGCGGTCCACTCCAGCTTAGCCGCCAGTGCCTCGTAGTACATGTTGCGCATCCTCTCCATCAGTGGGCGAATCTTTTCCGCAACGTATCTGTCTTGCTCTGTCATGATAACCTACTTTCCTTTTGATAAACGACGATCAATAGCCTTGAGCAACGATAGCGTTTCGCTCTGAACCATGCGCTGCTCTCTCAAATCTTCCTTGGTCGCGTATGTCGATACCGCGTACACAAACGATCCAGCCAAACCCATGAAGCACATGCCGATCAGCGTGATCGTAATAGCTCTCAGCGTTGGCGAGATTGAAACCTCAAACAGCTTGTCAACGTGATCATTCAATTTCTTCCGATCTTCCTTACATGCTTCCGGGCAAACCATGCCTAACCCCCCATTCTCAATTCAGAGTGTTTAACGTCTTGCTCAAGATGTCCAGTGGAGAGTCCCAATTTCCCCCCAAGTGCCTCAATGCTGATTGCGCCAATGGTGTATGTGCTTGTGGAGTCTGGTATCGTTGTCCATGCTTCGGTGATTGCGACTGAGTTCGTGGTGTTGCTTTCGATCCAACGCTCTTGACCTTCGCCAGTGCCGGATGCTATTCGGACCATGATGCCCTTGACCCCCAGGCCGTCCGTAGGTAGCTGTGCTGAGGTCTCGATGCCCTTGGAGGTCGCAGTGACCACAGAGCCGCTGTAATCGAACCCACCGGCCCCATCGTTGTAGGCAGCGTTGGTGAAGCCCATGAGAGCGTAACCGTTGCCAGCAGGTATCTCGATGTAGAGGAACTGTCTGCCAGTCGGCGCTACGATGGATTTCATGTCCACGATCCGAAAACTTGTCCACACATCCCAAACACGTTGTCCAGGAGGTGCATTCAGTGTGTCCAGGTCGAGAACTGCTATGCGGTCCAGGAACTCGGTAGACTCGTATGCGAATGCGAAATAGAGCTTATTGTCGGAGACCGCTGAGATAGCGTACTTCTTGCCGTCCTGCACGCTGTTTCTGAGCATGTCACCCAGCTCGTCTGAGATCACGATGGATCTGCCGTTGTAATACCAGCAGATGTCATCCCCTGCGAAGTGGATGCAGCCACCATTGGCCAGTACAAGGCTGTGCTTTGCGGTGCAACCATACGTGGCTCCGGTGCCCACGACGTTGTAGATGCCCTGTAGCGAGCTCTTGCTGACCAGGTATGACGTTTCCTCCGTGAAGAATAGCGCGTCACCAGCGAAGCCTATCAGCCCCTTAATGCGCCCACCGTCGTCCTGACCGACATTGAACCGGTCTGAGATGCCGAAGTACTCTGGCTCACCCGGAATGCTGGGAGCGACCTCTGTGGGGTCTCCAATGATCTCGTAAGACTCCTCTGATGGGTCTGAGCCGCGCCAGGGCTCCTGTACATAGGCTGCGGTGGCCGTGAACCGCTGAGAGGTGTCTACGCTCGCTATGGCATACCCAGTGGATTCGTCAGAGAACCGGAAGCTCTTGCCTTCCATGTCCTTCGTGAGATGCACTGCGCCCGTACCGGTGAATACTGCAGAGCCCTCGGTGGCCGAGAAGTAGCCCTCGGTGTATTCCTCTTCGCCGCAAACCATGATGATGTCACTCATGACCAGCTCGCAGATTGCCTTGGCTGGAGGACGACCGTAGCGGAATGGACCGGTCAGCAGAGTCTCTTCTTTGAATGGACCCTCAAGGAAGTCTGTGGTCGCAAGGGATGCATCGTTGCCGTTAAGAGTCAGCGAGGTGGTGCCGTTGGTGACCACGCCTGCGTAATAGAACGGGCTGATCTCATCAACGAGGGTGCGGTAGACGGTCTGGTACTTGATATGCGGATCACCATGGATCGGGATAGTCACGTCGATGGTCTTGCCGTCAAGGTCTACGGTGACTTCAATTGGATCTGGATTACTATCGGTCTTCCAGGGGTTAGCCTTCTTGCCGAGAGTGCTAACCGGGACGATGTGGACCAGATAGTCACCGGCAGCAACATTTCCTGCATTGGTACTGTAGACAGCAGATCCCTGCGCGGGACCAATCGGTACGCCCCACTTGTAGAACGAGGTGCCAATCTGCTTACGCATGCGAGTGATCTCTGCAAGGTAGCGAACGCCGGCCATGGTTACTGTTGTTGGGATGTCTATCATTTTAGTAAGTCACCTCCATCGAAACACTTTCCCTCTCGATGCTTGCGGCATAAGTGTGTTCGCCAACTCCTTGATATGTCGAGGAGAGCACAATGTTCGGTCCCGTAACCGAAATCCATACATAGACATCATTGCCACCCATGCTGGCCAGGAAGGTTTCTGCATCCAATTCTATCTCTATAACAACTGGTGTTGCAGGCACCCCTCCTGCAGTAATCTGAAGCGCATTTAGCTGAGCAAAGGTCATGCTCACGTCTGCCGTTGCAGCTCTTACCGCAGCGCCGTTTGCGTAAACAGTACCAGACTCGCTTAGGGTGATACTAAAAGTATGCTTGCTGCATTCGGTTGACGGAGACCATGCAGCCGTACCGGGGTCTGCGTCGTTGTAGATTGCAGACGCGATTACCTTCAGCGTCAGGTTCTTTCCGTCATCCCTCTCGTCGTTGGTAATGCTGAATTTCATCCGGCCAGCAGTCCAGTATGAGAAGAAGTGTATCTTGGTATCGGCAGCGACGTTGCCAACATAAAACCTTGCCGGATTATTCTGAACGGGAGTGTCTGAAAGAGTGGTGTCTGCATCGCCAACGGCCAGAGCGTCTGTTTGCACACCCAGCCAGTATCCATACGCGGCAGGGTCGGTGTCTTCTACGCCAGGATAAGCCACGCTGTCGTTACCGTAATATGATCCATATCCGTCATAGGTAGCAACGGTTGCAGCCTTGCCTATCGTAAACGTTCCTGTTGACGAAGACACGAGCCCGATTGCCGATGCGGTTATCTTGGCGGCGGTCACCTCGGCCAATCCCCCGCCATCTACGGTAAGGTTTCCGGACCACTCCCCAGCAACCAGATCAACATCTCGTGTCTTGGCATCCGGATTCGGTGTTGTGAACTTGTCATCAGCATGGGCGCCAACGAGGGTAAGCGTTACGGTATCGGTATTGCCTGTCAGAACATTTCCGTTGCCGTCTTGTGCCTGAACCGTGAACGGGAATGCTGTACCCCTTCCAACAGTCGTCGGCTCAACCGTAATCACAAGCGTCTGAATAAGCACTGACCGCTGCATCAAGCCGTTCGGAGTGTAGTCCCTGCCAGTAATGCCTTTGATAGCATTCTCACTCAGGATAGTGCTCACGTAAACAAAGATCGGGGAGATGTTGGTATCGGATAACTCAAGCTCGAAGTCTGCGATCGTGACCGTGCCATTGGTGAGAGTAGCCGTTGCATGGTTAGCGGTGACAGGCGAGTTGTTGCCGTCCTCTACGCCAATGCCAACCAAGCAGGCCGTGTATCCAGTGTCGGTATCGCCGTCAGCATCTTGAGCAGTAATGACAAGTGGTGCCACGACGCCGTCCTCGAACACGTCTGCAGTCGTGGTGATCTCCAGGTCATCTAAGCCAAGAATTGTAATCTCGTTACTCAAGACAATACCTCCTCAGCATAGAACGCAAGGTCGGAATACTTCGGAGTGAAGTAGTCTTGGGTTGCAGTGATGTAAGTGACGCACTGGACAACAATGTATCCGGCGCCAGCAAAGAATGCCCCTGCAGGCGTGAAGTTAGACGTGAGAGCAATCTTGTCACCCTCAACCCAATCCTCGCCCTCGCAGTAGTATAGATAGTTAATGTCTGGATCATCTTGACCGCCAACGCTTACACCGATCAGTTCTACGCGACCAGTGAACGTCGTGTCCAGATCCTCAGCGATCGCATCCTTGGCCGTGACCTTCAGATAGTACGTGGTGCCACACAGGTTGTTACCAAGAATAGTCTCGGCCACTGATACGACATCGCCAGCCTCGTCAACACACTCGACCGTGAAGATCGTGTCTGGCTTGAATACGTCAACCATGCCGACATGCGCGGTAATCGGTGAGTCTGGCACGTAGGCCCTCATGCTGACGGTTTCGCCAACAGAGGTTGCCAGCGTCAGCGTAAGGTCTGAGAATGTCGCAATGGTTGAGTCGGCATTAAGGACTCCTGTAATCTCGCTGAAGTTGTCGGTGACGTTGCTCGTGGAGTTGCTGACAACCAGTTTCGGTACTGCCGGGAACTCTGCAAGCGTCTCTGAGCCAAGTTCGTAGCAGCTCACCACCACGTCAAATGTTTGCCCGGACTGCTGAGCTCTTGGGTTCGGATAGAACAACCAGTCAGGTTCCGGGTCTTCAATGTCCTCGGCATCAACTACGGTAATCTGTGCCGATGCGGTAGCGAAGTCAGCTTCACCAAATGCATCGAACGTGTAGTTGTTGATAGCCAAGGTTGGAGTGAATGTCTTCACGCCGCTTACACGGAGATTTTCCGTGGTGCCATTCGGGTAGTACAGGATTACGGAACTGGCGTTAGTGCTGTACCAACGAATCTCTGCAGTGTCTCCAACCGCGATCTCTTGTGTAGTCGGAGTTACGACTATCGTTGGAGGTAGCGGATCCTCCGGTGGTGGCGGTGGTGGTGGGGGAGGAGGAGGTGGCGGTGGTGGCGGCGGCGGGTCATCCTCGCCCTTGTCATCAAACTCCTTGATGGTTAGCATAAGCGAAGAGTTGTATTCCAGCCCATCCCCACCAGTACCCCATACCTGAACGGTATAGGTGCCGGGCACGATGTAGTCATGAGTGATTGATGTGGATGATCCAGTGTAGTCAGTATCTCTGCTCTCGCCATCGTAAGCAACGTCCCAGTTCAGGGTTGATATGCTGAGGTCAGATGAACCGTAAGAGATGAACGTGATCTCAAGTGGGTTGGCAGCGTTGCAGAACAGTTCCTCGTTCGGGCTGGCAATGATTTTAAGGGCGTAGTCGCCATCTGTCCCTGGCACCGGGTCAGCCCCAATTACGAAAGTCCTGCCGCCTTGAGCGCCACCAAGGATCGCAAACGGATCGCCGAACAGCCTGTCAGTGATCGGCATGAATCCATCGCGTGTATCCATATACCCCTCACGCGAATGAGTAATCATGTTGATCAGGTTTAGATGTTGGCCAAGCTTCAAGTCATGAACGTCGGTATACTTGTTGATGCCGCCGAACTTTGCCGTGACTACTTGTGCCTCTGCATTGTTAATCACTTGCTGGCTCCAGGTAGAGAGAGGAACTGCTTCAGGGATCTTACAAAGTGGACATTCATACGCTTGAGAGAGGCCAGATGATCCTTGTACCGCGCCTCAGATCGAGATACCAACCGTTGACGCTCCTCATCGGACTCAAGCCTGATTGTGCGTGCGTACCATACGAGGTAGTCAGCTATCGGGTTGGGGCCATCAGGAGTATCGCCGTCAGCCGAGAGCTCTGTAGGTGCAATCTGGTAGCGCACAGTGTACGTCTCATCGCTTGCAGGGTAGAGGGCAATCTTGGCAAACCCCGTATCCGTGTCGATGCCGTCAAGGGCATAGGTGTTGGTGTTGGCATTGCCGATGCTTATCTTCTCGTCGAGCTGACGTTGGCGCGTCCTGGGGTTCACCGGCTTATCATTGGATGCGTAAACCCCAAGCAGATGGATAGTGTCTTCCGGGAGAACGAGAACGGTGCCACTATCGGTAGCAGCTATCTCGGTCGTCAGGTCATTCCAGTACCACGGATTGTTATTGTAGTACAGAGAACGCAAGCCCTCATTGATGGCAAAGCGAACGTTCTCATTCAGGTTAGCCACCGAAGCGCCAGCATGACTCTCCATCGACTTAACCCGGTTTACCATCGTCACCAACGTTTGCATTGTTGCTCCCTAATTAAATACTCATGGCAGTCATGGCTTCGCGTAGACGCAGAACCAAGGCACCTTCTCTGGTGTTACCCTTTGCACGCATCTGGTCGATCAGCGACTTCTCTTGTTCGGTCATGAGCCTGAATCCGTCTGGGCCATCTTGATTGTATGACTTTTCCTTGCCCTTGAGGAACGCGATAATCTCCTCGTCGGCAGTTTCGTGCATTCCGTTTTTGATCTCAATACGCCGCCCTGGAGTCGCTTTGATTACGCCGGTGATGGTTGGCCTATCGGTTGCTCCAACGATGGAGATGGTGCGGCTCTGGATCGGAGTGTTCCAAATGAACCGCGTGAGCTTGGCCTTGAGTTTGGAATCCTTCTCTTCGGCGGTCATCGGCTTCTCAGTCTTCACTTCGTTCTTCTTGTCTGACATTCTACTTCTCCTTCAGAATAAAACGGTCTTCTAAAACATCCATTGCCTGTGCAACGGCCTGATCCATGTTGAGGTAACTGTACGTCCCAAGTCTTCCAAGGAAGATCGTGTCTTCGTGGTCCTGCGCAAGCTTCTTGTACTGCTCATGCATCGCAGGGTTATCGCCAAACGGTTTGGGATAGTACGGTACGTTAGTGTCATCATGCTCTACCGGTGTCTCAATGGAGAGCACGGTCAATCCTCTTGCCCTGCCATTCCAGTAGCCATGATCAATGCATCTCGTGTGAGGACTCTCCTCGCGACAGTCATTGACAACGGCACAAGGAAGTGGCTCAACCCGGTACGCCCAGTCAAAGCTCAATGAGCGATAGCCGAGCTTGCCGTGGCAGTAGTTGAAATACGAATCAATCTTGCCGGTGAAGATAACCAGGTCACACTGCTCTGCTCTCCACGCATTCTCCTCGACTCCAGTATGCACGGTAAGCCCCTTGCATATCTCCTGGAACATATACGAGTAGCCATGAGCGGGGATGCCCTGATACTTGTCCTGGAAGTAATCGCACGACTCCCCGACCTTACGCATCTTCAGGCGCCCCTTGACCTCTTCCGGCAGGTCAGAGTACTCGATACCCCACTGCTTCTTACTGTAGCCCTCGGTGACCTGCTGAACCATATGGTAGCTGAGGGTTTCATTCACGTTGCGGAAGGGAATCTGGATGAGGCCAAAGTCTGTCTCGGCCATGACCTTGTGACGGTAAGCCTTGAATGATGTGAACCGGTTAAGGAACGACCATACGCGCTCATCGTCAGTGTGGAATATGTGTGCGCCATAGACATGCGCGATGCAACCGTGACGTGGCTCATCATAGCAATTGCCACCCACATGGCTCCGGGTGTCGTATACATGAACCTCTGAGCCTAGCTCCGAAAGAATTCGTGCTGCAGTCAGGCCAGAGATGCCGGCGCCGACTACTACTACTTTCTTGGGTACTATTTGGCCTGGCATTGTCTCTCCGTGACCTTGAAGTGTTCGCGCACATACTCGTCGCCGTAAATGGTCTCGCTAAAGCTGCTGTCCTCGACGTGCGGAAGCTTCGCCGTGGGATAGATCACGCATGGATTGGTAATGTGACCGCAGCTAATGTTTGTCAGCACAGCGACCTTCATGTCAGCAACCTCAAGGTTAGCCTTCTTGTAAAAGAAGATGTCTTCCGTTCCGGCATTCTCAAGTGCGAACCAAGGCATCGAGATGTTCTCGAACATGCTTACTCTCAGCAGGCACGCCCCGAAGCCGGTGGCCTTGCATTGATACGCCTTGCCAATGTCTTCCGCTTTCGGAGTCACTGGCTGGTACTTACCTTCCTCTTCGTCATGATCCATATAGATCAATGGGAAGTGTGGCTTGTTGCGCATACAATAGTTTCCGCTGACCGCATGGACATCTGGATTCTTGTTAGCAAAGTCAATCAGGATGTCTGGCATATTCGCAGGCCAGATCATGTCGGCATCGAGGAACAACAGGTACTCTGATCCGTTTTCGATAGCCTTCTCCACGAGCGCAGTTCTTGCGCCACAAATGAATCCATCAAACACCCATTCGGTTTCAATCTCGTGATCGGTGGTCTTTAGCGTATGCTTGAGCATTGCAGCATACGATGCCACCGTCGCGTTCTTTATGCCGCCATATGCAGCCATTGCAAAAGTTACTTTCGACATGCTCTCTCCTAGTTTACCTTCGTCTGCACTACGCTCTTCGCTTCAATCAAGTCCAGCTCGCTTCCGTCCATGCCAAAGAGATTCTGGAACATCTGGCATTGATAGTCGAGAGTGACATAGCTCGCCATATCCTTGTGAGCATCTGAGGCCCACAACATGTGAACCAATCCCTGCTCATCGTTCTTGAAAGCAGGCTCGGCAGATCCTTCAGCATTCGCAAGGCACTCTTCATACCACTTCTTGCAGAACTCGACCTCACCGATGAATGCTCCGGAGTTAAGGTAACGCCACTTGGTTGCGCCGTGATAAACTGCTTGGCGCTCCTCGTACTCCATGTAATCGCCTTTATAAATCTCTTTGTCAGGCCAGAAGTTTGTCTCTGCCCCGTACACAAGTTTGTAGTCTGAGAATTGCGATTTGTATACCTCAAGAAGTCGCCCTGGGCTTTGCAGAAATACTGCATCCCATGCGTCGTGACCCATGACGTACTTGGTCTCGCACTTTTCGAGGTATTCGATCGTGAGAATGATTTGGTGGCGATACCATTCTTTAATACCGTGTCCGAGTATCTTTGCCTCACCGCCAGAACACATGCGCTGAAGGCTCCTGATGAGCGCACTACCATGCGGATCATCCGACGTATCCCACGTAATGAACGAGAGGTCGTCTGGAATGTTCGCGAAGTTTGGCGCTGATGATTCAAAAGTCTTTTCCTCTAGGTATTTCCAAAAGCTCCCGCCGATACATCCATTTGCGTGGATCGTACACGGCAGCGTTCCTGTATCTCTGTTTCTGACCATGAACATAAACTACTCCTTCATCTTCTTCTACGACAATGCTATGGGGGCAGGGCCACGCCCCACCCCCGATAGCCTACTGATCTACTGCGCTACTGGTGATGCACGATAGGACTTGCCTATCACGTTCAGAGTACCGCCTGCGGTCTGTTGCTCGATACTGACAACAAGACGCTTACCATATCCGGGAGTGACGCCTTTGTCTGCAAGCACAGCATCAATCTCCGTGGACTGTATAACACTGGTAGCCTCAAGAGTCTCGGTATAGATCAAAGCGTCTGCCACACCACTCTTGCAGCCATAGACATTTAGCGTGTTCGTGCCGGAGCTATTGGTTGCAGTGAAGTTGATGGCGTTCACTTCGTTCATATAGGTGCTGTCGTTGACCAGACCATCATTAGCAAGGAACTTCCCGTACTGAATGGATCCAACAACGGCGGCAGCAGTGGACGAATAGTTCACTGCAACACCTTGAGAGCTAGTGGCAACAGCAGCGGCAGCAATACCGAAGCTTCCGGTAGCCAGTGCTTTGCTCTCAATTGCGTCAACAGCGACGCATTCCCAGTTCTCAAGAGCGTTGACTGCGGCCTTCATCAGAGTGACGGTTGCGTAGTCAGCGTATGCAAGAGAAGCGGTGGTGGTGGCATCATTTACCAACTCAACACTGGTAGCAGTGACCGCGACGGTGCCGGTTGCCGCGTCCGTATCAGTGTGACGGATACGAAGCGGAATGGCGCTCGTCAAGGTGTTTGCCTTGGTGGAGGTTGGTGCAAGAGCCTTGTGTTCCTCAATTAGTTTAAGACTTGACATATGTTACCTTTCTGTTTCCTTGGTTGAGGAAATGAGACTACACGCCGATTCCATATGCGCGTGCGAAAGTCTCGACATTACGGAACTCTAATCCGTCCTCTACCTGCATTTCTTGTTTCGTTGCATCTTCACCTTCGCCTTGAAGGTTATCGCTTCCACGAGTTGTGGTGAGAGCGATGTCGGAACGTCCACCAAGACCACGACGCTTGAGGTTCTCAAGCTCGACGATCCATGCCTCGGCGTTCATTCCCCATTCGTTAGTCCATGCTTTATGAGGCATGATGTCCAGGGTGCCGTAGGTTGACTCGTAACGCTTGATGGTCAAACCGTATTCCTTGGCGCCTTGAACGGCCTGGAGCTTATTGTCAGCCCAGTCGTCGATGATCGACATGATGTTCCAGCCACAGATCATCAGCTTCTTGGAGCTACCATGGAAGAACGCATCCTTGAGGAAGTCGTCCCATTCGGCTTTGGTCATTGGGATTCCGGAGAAGTCCCGCTGAGGAGTCGAAGAACCGCCAGCATCCATGAAGTATCGGAGGCCACCAGTGGTGGTGATCGTTCCAACGCCATTGGCAGTGGAGACGGTCTTGCTGCGTTTACCGAACAGGAACTTGCGCTCACGCTGTTTCAGGAACTCACGGATGTTGCTTTCGCGAGCGAACTGAAGTGCGCCATCACCGTACAGGTCAATAGCCTGGACGCGGCCGGAAACATCCCAACCTCTACGCATGTGCTCGATGTAGTTGTAATCGCGCTCGGGATCCAAGCTGACACGATCAACAGGACTCGAACCGGTTTCCATTGCAGTACCGAGGATCATGATGAGGTCGGTAGCAAGTTGAGCTGCGCCACCTGAACAAGTCGGGTAGTTGGGCTTAACTGCGATGGTTGCGGTGGTTGGCGTTGCTGTAACAAACAGCTGCTCGCCAGTACGCATGTTGCGGAGCATCATGTTCTTGGTGATGTTTACATACTCACCGGACAGAACGACGATCTCTGCAGCGCCGGCATCTGCACCGGCTGCGAGGGTAACGGTTGCGCTGAAGTCATCAGCCTGCATGAACTCGAATTTCTCTTCAGTGCAGGGCATGAAATCCAACTGGTCAACGATGCGAGTGAACGGAGCGATGTCTGGCTCGACGCGCTTGATCAGATCACTCATGTCGATCTTAATACGATTACTAAGAATCGACTCTTGATCTACCTGGCCCTGTGAGGGTGAACCATATACAGGAGGAGGCATAAGTATATCTCCTTGCTTTTATTCAGACAGTCTATCAGTGCCAATCGGCGATCGAACCCTTGTAGGGATGACCTCCGGTTACTGGACCTGTTTGTGTCTGACCTTGAACTGGTGCATTGGCGCGACTACCTGGCATCTGAGGCGGCAATCCGTTTGGACCTGGCTGTTGAGCATTGGGTACGGGTGCAAGCTGCTGCTGTTGTTGCTGCATCATCTGCTGAGCGTATCCTAATACCGTTGCCTGGTCTCCACCCATGCCGATGGCCATTGCCTCAAATACTGACATTACTGGCATACCATCTGCAGAGTTACCTACCGCTGCCTCTTCCGCACGTTGTCGTTGATCGGGGGTCAGGTTGTGCTTATCGGCAAGAGCTCTAAAGTCACTCGCATACTGGTTAAGGTATGCCTGCTCTTGCTGCTGCTGGCTGTTCTGCGCATTAACCTTGTTCAATATCTCATTGGTCATGGTCTCGCGCATGTAAGCAACGGCCTTCTCGCCGTCAGTCTTAGCCAGCTCGTTAAACGTATCCTGACTGAACTCGTCTGTCTGCGGTTGCTGTCCTACGGGCTGCTGAGGATGCTGCACGTTGGCCGATTGATCGACAAGCCTTTGATTCAGCTCGGCGATCTCGCGATCCTTTGCGCTCTGCACCTTCCGCACCTCATGCTCCAATACGCTACGTGGAACGAATTCACCCTGGACCGCTTCCCCCTCTGGAGGCTGCTGATCCGTTGGCTGACCTTCGACCGGTAGCGTAGCACCTTCACCTGGCGTTTGAAGCTGGCTCGGCTGTTGAGCTCCTGGATCCACTACGGGATCTGAAACCTGTGGCTGAGTTGGCTCCGGCCCTGGCTGTGTGCCTGTATCTGCTGACATACTCTTCTCCTCTACTTCAACTCTTCGTCGCACCTTTTTCTGGCAGCTTGGAACAATTCCAAGACACTCTCCAGAGTCTTCGTTGTTACTACGTTACGGTTGTGATCCGACTTATTTGAGTCGCTCTCAATGGTATGGAACACTTTGCTCTTTCTGGCTGCGATCTCTTCCTTCACCTTCTCTACAAAGAAGTGCCATGCCGGATCACCTTCGATACTAGAAATATCTCCCTTAAGTCTCAGAGGATCACGCCCTCCGAGTAAATTGCGATTTCTGCTGTCCCATTGTATGAATGACATATTAACCCTTCTTCATCTGCGACTCTCGGTCTGCATCACTCTTCGGTGTTGCTGTTGGCATATTCATGTTGATACCGCTTGCGCCTGACCCACCTCCACCGCCCGCCTGGGGTTGGGATCCGGCCATCAATGCGGCATTCTGCATCATGAACTGGATGTGAGCCTGTACGTGAGTCTGTGCTACCATTCCAAGCAAGGGGTTCTGCTGAATCATCTGCATAACCCTCGGGTCTTCAAACATCGACAAGTGGACTTGGTAGTGACGAGCGTCATTGTCATCTGGATCACGACTGACTGGAACCCCGTTGATAATGTTTTCATTCTCTTGGAACGGATCATTTCCAATGCTGTTCTGCGGGAAGATCTCGTTGACATCCAGGCGACCCTTGTACTTATTCTCGAAGTACAGTCGCATGAGGGGAACACCGTCGCCATTCATCTGCTGAACTACTGCAGCCTCGTTGAGAGCTTCCTGTGTGGCTGACGTGTTCGATCCTGGGAAGCCAGTCGGCACGAGGTCTACGCCTGCAGTACCGGTGAAGTCCTTGGCCTCGATCGGACGGCTCTGTTGGCCATCGCCCATCGACGCATTGAGCGGCATCCCCTCTTCACCAACTACGCGGAAGAAATCATGCGGCTGGAGGTAGAGCTTGTTGAGCGTGAGCGCGATCTTAAACGAAGACTGCATTGATGTCAGTGCGCGGTCCTCGATCGGAGAGAGCCTGGTGGCGCCCTGCTGCATGAGGTCACGAATGGCTGTTGCCGGCATCCCCGAGAACTGAGCTTGACCACGAACCTCTGGAGTAAGCCCACTGATCTTGTCGGTTGCTCGCGAGGTAAGCCAGTCTATCACTTCAAGTAGCTGAGTAGCATTGACTGCCGGATGGAGTATCTGCGTGCCTTCAGGTCGGTGAGAGTGATGCCACTGACCAGCAACGATCTCTTGACCGGCCAGCTCCTCATCCCCGGTAATTCCGATTCCGAGAACTGCTGACTTAATGTTCACGGTCAGCAGCTCAAGGAGAGAATTACACATGTCCTGGGAACCTAGCATACGACTGACGAAAGAGTCGCCATGGATCTCACCTGTTTTCCGCACTGGAGCGAAGGTAGTGATCGGGAATGTATGCTTTATTTGGCGACTGGGGTCATCGAATATTTGTGGTTGCCATACGCCAATGACGAGCTGCTCATTAACAACGAGCACCCATCGTGGCTCTGGCTCTGTGTGCATCATGATGTCGAGGTAGACGCGCTGGTACTTGCCATCAACGCCGGCCTGCTTGGTGCTCATCTTCTCGCGAATGGTGTTGAACGGAACGTTTCCGGAAGTGTAGCCGTCAGTCCTGCGGAAGTGGTCAATCCTGAGTGCTGCCGTGGCGGTCATGTCTGAATCGCTGAACCACACGGTTGACTGCTCGCCATCGCGCATCTTGTATAAATCGCCAACGCTTATCTCGCGCCGAACGCACACAACCTTGATGTCTGATTGATATTTGGCTTCGTCCCACCATACGTCGTAGTTATCCAGCACCTCTTCACGGCGCATGTTATTGGCTGCATCCCAAGTCTGCATACGAATGCCTGTACCAAGCACGAGCGCGTTGTGGATGTAGTCGGAGATAACGTCGATGGTTGGGATCTCATTGGAATACTGGTAATTCAGGAACTCTTCGTTTCGGGTTGCGTCGTCGATGTCGTTCTTCTCGCGCCCAATGACCTCAACGAAAGTCGGGCCGTTACCTCTCATGCGGGTATAGAGGTGAGCGCCAATGAACTGGACGGCCTCATACACCTGGGGAAGCAATAGGTTCAGTCGATCTACGCCCATCTCTGCGTTTGGATCATCAAACTGCGACGTGTAGTTGACGCTCTTGGTTCGGTTGCCATCCTCGGCAAGCTCTCTGGCGTTATCGTAATACGCTTGAGCCTGTGCCCACTCCTCTTCTTTGGGTTGGCGTAGATCCTTCAGCCACTTAAATGTCTGCTTGTGGCTATCGTGGATCATCTTCAGCACGCCTGGCCAATCCTCGACACCTTCGGCACTAAGCTCTGGCATCAAGTTGGGATTGAACGCTGAGGGGATCTCGGGAGGGAGAGGCGCCGGATCTGGGGGAGGTGGCGCACCCTGTCCAGCAGCTTCTGCCTGGAGTGCCTGCTGCGCATACTGTTCTTGGATTCTGCCTGGAGTGCCTGCTGCGCATACTGTTCTTGGACTTGCTGATTCTCTGCGGCAACCGCTTCACGACGCTGCTGCCATTCGCCAAGATCGTATTTGCTGTCTGTACTGGCAATATTTGCTGACATTAGGAGAGCACCCTCACGATTTCATCACGAGTAAAGCTACGGTTGGGGAGGTCATCGCCCTCGACATCCACACAGAAGTACCGACCTTTTGATTTGATCTTGTTGACGATGCCTGGAAGTGTAGTGTTTCTCAGGCTCACCCATACGCGAGAGCCGACACGAATCTTCATGTCGGGACGGTCTGGCACAATGGCCTTGAGGGGGGAGGCTTTCGGGAAATGCTTTTCTACTGGAACCTTGATGCGATTGGTAATAACGCCGCCCTGGTCAATGGTCACGTTCTTGGCCTCGATCTTGCGATACTTCGCGCTGTCGTTGTCAAGGTTGATGTGGAGAGCGGTCCTGTCGGCCCCGCCTGGATTCATGAGGAACACGCCGCCAACCTCTTCGCCCTTATACTTGGCGATAACCCGGACACCCTCCTCAATCTTTGACCAGTTAATCTTCTTCTTACGGGTAAACAGGCTCACGATGCTCTCCTTGATAGAAATCTCTGGGTTCTTCTCGACGCTCCACGAAAACTGTGCATGGGCGCTTGCTTTGGCTTGTTGACTCTGCGGATCTGGAATACTTGGGTCTGGTTGGCTGCGGTATCGATCACATCGTCAGTGCCACCGCTCATGTACGTCATGGCCTCAAGTATCAACTGCTGCCGGCCAGATTCGACATTATTGCAGAAGTGGAGCCACCGGTTGGATGCCGGGGTTTCCAGCGTCATGATGCGGAATTCCTTCTTCTGGTTGGTGTTGTCCTTGAGGTCGAACTTCTTACAGCGAATGCCCATCTCGATCTCGACGCGCAGAATGTCGGCCTCAAGCATAACGCCGGAGCCATGGGTCTCGATCGCCAGCCATGACCGTCTACGCTCCGTGCATAGGTCCGTGAAGTCACGATACCATCCGATTGCCTTGCGACAGTAGTTGCCCAGCTTCAGCTTGCCGTACTTCATTCTGGAGTACTCCAGGAAGAACCGGTGATTAAAGCGATCTGCCACGATCACCCACAGACATGCTGAGTCATTATGCTTCTTGTCGCCATATGCGGGGTCGCCAAACACTCCGACCTCGTAGGGGCCACGCTCGCCATCCTCTGGGAACGGGGCGATACTCCGGGCATTCTCCTTGTTGGAGATCCACTCGAAGAAACTCTGACCGTCACAGTCAAGTACGCTGTCGAACCATTCGCGCTCAAACGGTGAGTCTTCGTCAGATGTGGGGCGATTTCGGTACTGGGAAGAGAACATACGAGGGCCCATTGACAATTTAAGGTTCTCGAATGATTTACGCGGAACGTCAATTACCTCGCCCTGGTACTCGACAGAATCGCCAACCTCGGTGTTCATGCAGCAGAACCGTACCTTGAAGATCGGGGTCTCGTTGCCATCCTCGTCGGTGGTGACGCAATCCTCGACAATGGGATCCGCGACAATATTGTTCTTGTACGGGCTCTCGGTCTCGTTTCCACCAAACTCAAGGGGTAGGATGTCGCCATATGGGTCGTTGATGTTATATCTGGTGAATGATAGCCAGACTTCGCACCCAGGATCAGCAACACAGCCAACCAGGTCCTTCAGGGACTCAAATGCAGCCTCCATCTCCGGGATCGACTTGGCCATATGCTTGTCGATAAGGTCGTCCACCCACAGCACGGTGTCGAAATGGAAGCCGGTAAACGACGACTCCATGCCGAAAGCCATGATTGACGGCTCGCCACCGATTCTCTTGGCATTCAGGGACAGGTTGGAGTTCTGATATGCCTCTTTGTTATTGACCGGGAACAACAGGTCGCCAAATAGCCTCTGGGCCTCATCTGACTTCCAGATATCGGACACCTGTTTGAGTGATTTCCTGGATAGGTCGCCCTTTGCGGCGAATATTGCCGATCTGCCACTGGGCTTCTTGAAGTGGATGCGGGATAGTGCGCTGCCTAGAATCGTTGTCTTAAAGTGTCCACGAGGGATCGCGACAATCTTGATGGGGTTGTCTATTTCGCGCACTATCCGGTCCATTAATTCGCAAACTCGTTGATGAATCTCTCCGTCGCCCAGCATCCACGGCACTCTCCCGGTTTTGGCGTCATACACGCTCAGCCCCATGGCCTCAGCAAACGACTGAGTGTCCGACAGGACGCGGGTACGCTCCTCGGCAAGAGATTTGGCGCTACTCAACGCCTGGGCAAATTGTGCTTCCGGTCTAACCATTGTTTTCCAGTAGTAATTCGCCCATATAAGGCGCCATGAGCTCTTGGATCTGGACAATGACGTGCTCGGGTAGGGCAGTCATGCGATCCAGGCTGAAGCTCAGAGACTCGTCTGTAATGATTTGCTTGACGTTCTGCCGAATGGCCTCTTGAATTAACGGCCGTAAATTCTTCTTGGCGTTGTTGGCCTGCAGATCGACACTCTTGCGAGCACGGTAGTACTGCTGCGCTGTATCGAACTCCGGGGCGTAGTGAGTCTCGTCATACCGCTCACGGAAGCCGATAGCCTCATCAATCAGGCTCATATCGTGATCGACGATCTTCTGGATCACCTTGCGATCGTCGATGCACTTCAGGATCTCGTCATTGTGTGAGGATATGTTCTGGACAGTCTGCACGCTCGACTTGCCGCCAGTTACGTTTGCGTCTGGTGCCTTGCCTGGTAAGCGGTTGTGCACGCGACCCCCGTCTATCAAAATGATAGATGTCTATCAATATGAGAGACAATACGACGCTAATTGTCACTTGTCAAGGGCGTTATTTGAGAAAGTGTGTAAAAATGGGGCACGGTAGGCGGGATGGTGCAGAAACGGGACCATTGGGGTAGGCCATAAAAAAGCCGCCCCATCTCTGAGGCGGTACGTGTGTTTGGGTGTCACATGACTTCTCCTTCTTGTTTGCTTATCCGTTAGAGCACTTATGTTACACCGGGAGCGGGGGATTGCAAGGACTAATCAACTGCCTCGTAGGTCTTCTCGAAGATATCTGGCTTGCAGGGGTAGATCTCGTCCGCCACACCCTTGATGATCCAATCACCCCAACTGACCTTGTGAGGGCCCTCCAGCGTCCCGCAAAGCAGCTCATTGGCGCTCTGACGCCCTTCCGCTATCGGGGCATCGGGGTCGATCCACAATGAACCCTCACCTGGATCCGCTTGCCAGGCCATATTCAGCCATGTCGGCCACTCACTGTTGTCCCACCGGCGCTCGAGCGTCATCTGGAACGCCTCGATAACAACCGGCTTCTTTCTAAACTTTGGCATCTTCAATCTCCTTTTCCCATAGATCACAAACATACGCGCACCACACCCAACTGGTGGTATATTCTTTCCCGGTAGGTCTGCACACCTTCTTCTGGCTGAGAATGCGGCACTTACACTCTCCCTCATACCCATCATCACCGTGCCGACAGGTGCCGCAGCACTTTTCGACGTGACGAACCTCCACCTCGACCCCAGTCTTGGTAAAATACCCGGCATTTGGCATGGAATTCTCCTAAACAGCGTAGAAACGCACGAAAGCGGGGGTTAGGGCGGGCTGAGCGGCTCTCGTAATGCGTGGAATGGCCGATAGTCCGTAATTCCTGGAGTCTACGAGCAGGTTCACTTCGCAATGAGTCTCAAAATACAGATACCCGGCGAACCCAGGGGCCTCTGTAGCGTCTGATAGGCCGTATCTACGGTTAGTAAAGGTGTTGATAACTCGCAGATCTCCACAAGGACCTATCGGCTCAACCTTGCAATCCACGAACTCAGGCTTGGGGGCTGGGATAGAGATGCGGTATTTGAGCCCATGCCCTACCGTAAACACCCCGCGAGCTCGAGACTCCCAGATAATCGTGTCGCTGTCGCTGAGAAGTATATTCCTGAACCCCAAAAGTTGCCCATGCCACGCCTGGACATCCAAACCGCTCCGTAAGGCCTCAATTACCTTATCCGCATCTCTCGTCTCATCCCACTTCGTCTCCGGCATGATCTTCTCCTTTTCTTCTGTCTTCGGCTAAATGGATGGTACTAAACATTTTGTATAAAAATTACTCGCGTGATTCGTAGAGGTATCTATACTATATGGGGGACCTGACATGAGGGTGGGTGGGGGTGCCACATATGTTGCTAATGTTAGTATCTGTACTATCATACCAGCCTAAACTCTCTATACATAGGGTCATACGGTAGGGGCTAAGCTAGTCACTTAGTACCATAGGCACTGTTATTCCAGGTGTTATTACATGAACTGACTTTCATATGCTATCATGCGCTTGCACTGACCCTAGAAGACTCTTACCCACTATCACCACTGCTCACCCGTATACTACCTAGTAGACGCTATCCTCTGATGTCCTACCTTGGCGCGCTATGTCTGGATGTAGGGGCTTAGACGTTGCTATCTGCCCTCCAAGCCCTTCCATTGCGTAACACGCTTTCTGCTTATGTATGAACTTACGGCACTCGATCAGTTGTTGTTGCAGGGTGTCAACGCGCTTTGTGAGGGCGCATACTGGGCAATCGGGGTATTCGATCCATGTTGTTTCTCTGGGTCCGTGATGTCTTTCGCCCGTGATTGTCGTATTGCAGTTATCGCATATCATGGTTGGCATGCGCTTCATCTCCTTATCTGCTGTTCTTCATCTGCTATGGGCCATATGCCCGGGTGTTGCCTGCTTGTAGTGCTTGTTGCCCTTGAGGGATGCGGAATTGGGACGGGCTTGTCAGGAGGTCATACGCTGCATTTGTAGACACCGGTCGCCCTTACCCCTTATATGCGATCGAGTCCTCTTGATAGAGGCGTAACGCACGCAACCCAGCTTCGCCTGCCTTGATCCCCTTGTGGCTGTTCGGACTCTCAAATCCTGTTGGTTGCCACATCTATCAGCATTACGCTGTTCGGGGGTACAGATTGCGCTCCCTGTTACATTGTTAGAGAGTCTACCGTGGGGAGTGGTTGTTGTCAAGGTGCGGTCAACTCCTTTTCTGATCTTTCTTGCCGATATTCTGAGATAGTTGTCTGAATGAGGGTTCGAGGTGTTATAGGGATGTTGGCCAACGGTGGCCTTTAAGGAGTGAGACCATGTTCATGTCACCAAACGGAAAGATCACACTGGACGAGACAGAGAAGCAGCTTGTACGTGCTTGGGAACTGGAAGCAGAAGTAGAGACAGCAGAATGGTTCGACCGCGCTATGGGATTGACTGAGGAACCGGAACCATTGTTCACCGACCTTGAGCGTCCTTTGGACATTGCTATCGCTTCCGCTCTTAGAGTTTGAAAGGGAAAACATGCTTAATGTTGATAAGATCTACGCTAGGGCAAAACACATGTATCAAGATATTACGATGATTAAAGAGCATCAGATGTGGGGGCATTGCCCAACCTTTAGACTAGCGCCAAGCCTGCTATTTCCGAAGGGTCAAAAGCTCTACTATGACAAGGGTGAGTTTCTTAGTGAGTCGGCCATGTTTGATCGCTTGCGTGAAGAGTGGCGACCAGTTGCGCAAGATGAAAGAGAGTGGTTTTGTAAGAACCTGTAAACGCTTTGCCGGGTCGAGCGTATCAACCCGGCACCAGTGCAATTTTGCACATTGAAAAGGGATTAGACCATGAAAGCGAACATTAAGAATCTGAAGGATGCAGTCAAGGGCAGTCACCGCAAGGAAAAAGGTTTCAGTGGTGAATACTCAGTCATTGACGGCAAGCTGAACAAGCTGGTGTCGTGTCGAATCTATTGGGGCACGTCTCGTTGCTATTGCTGCCTGTGGATTCATGGAGACAAGGTTTGCGGTAGCGGTTCCGGCTTGGCAGGTGGTTACGGATACCACAAGGAAAGCGCAGCGGTCTCAGATGCTATCAGCGCGGCAGGGATCAAGCTTGACGAGCGGATTGACGGCGTTGGTGAGACTGCTATCACGGAAGCACTTGAAGCAATCGGAAAGGCGTTGACTCGTCGCAAGATCAAGGTATTTAAGGCGCATGCGTAACCAAAGGTTTGCCCGGCACCTCCCAACAACCGGGCACCAGCGCAATGTCGCGCAGAAGACGAAGGAGAAAGCATGAAGATAGTCAAGATTAAGTCACAGCACAGAAGGGACTTCCTAGCGGTCTACAAGTGTGAGCATTGCGACAACGAGGAAGAGGGTCGCGGGTACGATGACGCAAACTTTCATAACAATGTTATACCGGAAATGAAGTGCAAGGAGTGCGGGAAAACAGCCGGTGATGATTACAAGCCTAGATCCACAAAATACCCTGAAGGATTGCAGCTTTAAAGCCTTGGGGGGATGGCTTATCCTCCCACCATGCCTTTCGAGGGTTGGCAACCTCACGATGAGAAGGAGAAAGAAGCTCAGCATGAAAACCCAAACCATAAATCCAGACCTCAAGCCCTACTTGAACATAATGCTAGGCGACTTAGAATCAAACCGCTTAGAAGTAGCATTAACCCCGGCTGATTCAAGCATGCACGATGGCCACATGATCCGCTCTGTCGTGAATCAAAATCCAGAGTGGTATCAAGACCTCTGTAGCCGTTACCCTTGCGCCAGGACGAAGCAAAGGAGCAAGCACGATACGAAGGTGAAGCGTAGACTGATTGTCAAGGTGTTGGGTAACATGGTGAGCGAGGGAAAGACGAAGAGTAATTACGGTCCAGACTTGTTGTCTGTGGCTGAGGAGTTGGAAGATGAAGATCGTTTTATGGCCTTTTGTGAGGCTGTTTAGAAGGAGAAGGATTATGGGATACGAAACTAAATTCACTGGTGAGATGTTATTTACTAGCAACGCTACTTCCGAGGTCCTGGCTAAGCTGAGTAGCATCCTTGGGGAAGATGTCAGAGAACACCTTGATTGGGAGGACGTGCATGACCTAATTTTCATAGACCTCATGCTCAATGACAAATACACCGGCATTGAATGGGTTGCTGGTACAGAGAAGTGTTATGATATGGTAGGTCAGTTGAACCTAATCATAGACCTGATGAATAAAGACTTTCCTGAGTTTGGTCTCTCTGGTGAAATGTTAGCGCAAGGGGAGGAGGTTGCCGACCGCTATTATATTAGATGCGACGATGGCCCAGCCTATAAGGATCTTGAAGGATCTGTATGCAGAAACATGATTAAAGGCACATGCGCATTGATCGAGCGTAACAAGGAGCAGTGTGAGGCTATTGGTGCGCAGATGACAGAAATGGTTCGTCTTAACAGCTTGCGTCGAGACTCCACCAACGTTCTGAAGCAGATACTATTTACCGATCATGGGCAGATAGGCATGAGTGCAAGAAGGAAGGCAGTGAAGCTTCTCGAAAGGCTCAAGGGTGAAACCATATGATACTGTACCACGGAACAAACCAACGCCTTGATGAATTGAGTGCTGGATCATGGGTCGCTGCCAACCTCTTTCATGCCTACCGAATAGCGGTGCGCAGGGCAAGAGAGCGAGGCGGCGACCCTATCGTGTTAGAGATAGAAGCAGAAGATGCTGAGCGCATACCCGGTCGGCATTATCCAAGCTACCGACTGACTTGCCCGGCGAGAACTATCGCCACTTATCGTATGATCAGAGAAGGAGAAGGAAGATATGAAAACTGCTAACGGCGCTCCGATCAGATGCTACTTGGTGGCAGACGCATTGGAGGACATGGAGGATATGGTTGACGAGGGCAGGAAGTACACTAACATTCTCGACCATATTACATGGAGTCATGGACTAACCGATATGGAGTCTCGCATGGTGCGCGAAAAGTATGCTTCCAAGCACCTGTTTGAAGAACCGCTAAACTTAGACATGTAAAGGGGGTAAGATGCCAGTATCGTGTAAATATTGTATGTGCCAATTGGTTTGCCTAAAGGAGAAAGAAGACATGAAGATCGACTACGAACTGCTAAGTGAACAGAAGCAGGACCTGCTCGCTATCATCATCACGAAGAAAGTAACCAAGGAGCAGATCGAAAGCCTTGACGGAATACTTAATCTGATTGACGGGCTGGAGGATCAGCACGAAGGAGAAGCCATTGCCTAACCAAGCAATAGGCTACCTCCGCGTATCCACAGAATTCCAGGCAGACGACAAGGACGACTTCTCTGACGAGGGGAAGTCCTTGGCGTTTCAACGTGAGAAGGTGCAAGCATGGTGCGATCTACGCGGGGCTAAGCTGATCGAGACATACAAAGATGAAGGCGTAAGCGGTAAGAACGTGGATCGTCCGGGGTTTCAAGCTGCTCTTGAGCACGCATGCAAGGCCAAGTGCTCGTTTGTTGTCTACTCGTTATCCCGTATGTCCAGAAGCTCGCAAGATGCGCTCAGAACGTCAGGGATGCTTAAAAAGGCTGGTGCTGACCTGGTGCTGATCACGGAGCAGATCGATACGTCTACCCCGATGGGCAAGATGGTCTTTACGATCATGGCGGCATTGGGTGAGTTAGAGCGCGAGATGATTGCAAAGCGTACCAGTGATTCGCACAAGAGGGCGCAGAGCAAGGGGAAGCTTATCACCAGAGCAGATAGGCGACCTTACGGGTATGACTATTGCCCGGTTGCTGAGAAGTTGATACCGAACGAGCATGAGCAGACAGTCATTGCGAGGA